TTATATGAAAATAGATTTCAACAAGAAACTGCAAGGTTAAAAAACAAAGCAGAGGCTAGAGGAAGAAAAGACGAATATCGTTACGATTCTATTAGAAACGCTACCACTTAAGGAGAGAGAAGATGGAGAGAGTAGAAAACCTAAAAGGTAAAACTATAGCTATTGTCGGTCTTGGCAAAAGTTGGTTTGATTATAATTTAGCAAAATCACACGGAGTTCACTTTGATGAGGTATGGGCTATAAATGGTGTGGCTAGTGTTATCTATCATGATAGAGTATTTATGATGGATCCTGCGTCTAGGTTTTTAGATACAGATGATGCTGGTGGTCAAACAGAAATGATGGCTAAGATGTTACAAGAACATGAAGGGCCTATATATACATGCGAATTAGATAAGCGTTGTCCAGGTTTAGTTAATTATCCAATAGAGAATGTAATCAAAGACACTAACTGCTATTACTTAAATAATACGGTTGCCTACGCAATAGCTTTTGCGTTATGGAATGAGGTTGCTGTTTTAAAAATGTTTGGTGTAGATTTTTCATATAAAGAAAACTTACATTTTGCAGAAGCAGGAAGAGGTTGTACTGAGTTTTGGTTAAGCAAATGTATTTCAGCAGGTATGCGAGTAGAAATAGCAAGCACATCTGGGTTATTAGATACAGACGTAACACCAGAACAAAAGTTATATGGTTATCATAGGTTGGCAGATCCTTTGGTAGTAATATCTGATGAAGAAGGTTTAAAGATTGAAAGATTAAATAATTTAAAAATAACAAAAAAAGTACATGAACCTGTGTTAATAGATAGAAATGACTCACACTTAAAACCACCAGAGCCAAACAAATGGTAGATAAAATAACACCAGCAGGAATACCTGGATTAGGCATTATAGAAGCAAAAACTACTAACTATGGTGGTCATCCTCCAGAGTTTTGGGCTGAACGACTTACAGAAAAAATAGTTAGTACAAGCGACAGTGAAGATCCATATATTAAAGAACAAGCTAGAGCTTATAGAGATATGATTTACAAGGTATGTTTGATTTATATAAAAAATGCGTTAAAATCTTACAAAGCAACTTTGATACAGGATTTATCAGGTCAAGGTAGCGAAGATATAGCAAAAATAATTAAAGGTATTTAATATGGCCATTACATCAACATTAACTACAAGTTTTAAAAAAGAACTATTGACTGCAACACACAATTTTGCAACTAATGGTAATGCTTTCAAACTTGCTTTATTCACAAGTTCTGCCACTATGGGAGCAACTACAACTGCTTATTCAACTTCACAAGAATCAAGTGGTACTAACTACACAGCAGGCGGTAATACTTTAACTAAAGTTGCACCGACAAGTTCTGGAACTACTGGTTTTACTGATTTTGCAGATTTAACTTTTGGTACAGCAACTGTTACAGCTAGAGGTTGTCTTATTTATAACGACACCAATAGCGATAAGTCAGTAGCAACTATAGATTTTGGTGGAGATAAAACTTCAACAGCAGGCGACTTTACTATAGTTTTTCCAGCAGCAGCGGCAAGCACAGCGATTATACGTATAGCTTAAAATGGCTGAGTTCCTTAACGGCTGGGGTCGAGGTACTTGGGGTCAACTCGCTTATGGTGAAGCAAGTGCTCCTCTTTCAATAACAGCACCCGCAGCAGGATCAACAGGTACACCAGTTGCAGCAGTAAATGCTCAAGCTATAGTATCAGTAGGTGGAGTCACTGCTAGTTTAGGTGCTGTTAGTGTAAACATTCAAGCTAAAGCTAATGTAACTCCTGCAACTCAATTAGCAGCAGGTAATTTAGGTACAGCTACAACAACCTCAGTAAACAATATTAGTGTAAGTGGACTTAGTGGCACATCAGCTTTAGGCACATCAAGTTTAATAACAAATAATAATATACCTGCTGATACTGATTTTGACTCACCTATGGTTGGACAATTAGGTACTGTTATTCCAGTTAGTAATAATAATCTATCTGTTTCTGGATTTAGTGCTACGTCAGCTTTAGGTACAATTTCAACTCGTACAGTAAATAATGTTTTTGTAGATGGTTTTGCTGCTACTTCTTCTTTAGGTACAGTTACCACAGTTTGTAAAGCAAATGTATTTCCAGAATTAGGACAAGCAGAAGGTTTGGTAGGATCTACATTTGTTTGGAGCTTGATAGATGAAGCACAAACTCCTAATTGGGAAGAAGTAGCTTAACTTTTATAAAAAAACAACTTATAATAAATTTGAACGGAGATAAACATGGCAACATACGTAAATGATCTTAGGTTAAAAGAAATTGCTACTGGTGATGAATCAGGGTCATGGGGCACAAGCACAAATACTAACCTAGAGCTTATAGGTGAAGCCTTTAGTTTTGGTACCGAGGCCATAACAACCAACGCCGATACACATACAACCACAATAGCAGATGGATCAACTGATCCTGGTAGATCTTTATATCTTAAATATACAGGTACTCTTGATAGTGCTTGTACTATTACCATAGCCCCTAATACCGTATCAAAACTTTGGTTTATAGAAAACGGTACTACTGGTTCACAAAACATAATTATTTCTCAAGGTAGTGGAGCTAATATAACAATACCTGCTGGAGATACTAAGTTAATTTACTCAGACGGAGCTGGTTCTGGTGCAGCAATGGTTGACGCTTTTGCCAGCCTTAATGTTGTAGATCTAAAAATAGAAGATGATTTAACCGTAACGGATGATGTTGCTATAGGTGGACTAGCAACGGTTGGTGGTACATTGGGTGTTACAGGTATAGTTACACTAACTGATGATCTTATTATTGGTGACGGTAAAACCATAGGTTCTGCCTCAGACGTAGATGCTATGACTATTGCTTCTAATGGCCAAATAACGTTAACACAAACTTTAATCGGTACAGCCTTAGATATTTCAGGCGATATAGATGTAGACGGAACTACTAACTTAGATGTAGTAGATATAGACGGAGCTGTCGATATGGCTACCACACTTACAGTTGGTGGTGAAATAACAGCAGCAAGTTTAGATATATCAGGAGATGTAGATATAGACGGCACGTTAGAAACAGACGCTTTATCTATTGCAAGTACAACTATTACTTCAACAGCAGCAGAATTAAACTTTAGTGATGGAGTAACTTCCAACATACAAACCCAGCTCAATACAAAAACCTCAACAGGTAAAGCCATTGCCATGGCTATTGTATTCGGATAATTTAGGAGAAAAATATGGCATCAGTAAATATAGTAAATGTAACATCCATTTTACCCTTCACAGTTAATGGGTCAGTAACAACTTCAGCAACGGACATAATAGACGTACCTGCTGATAAATTATATAAAGTAAACACGATAATAATTGCAAATATAGACGGAACAAACTCAGCTAATATTACAATAGGGGTATCAACTACTAACGGTTCTAATTATTACAATTTAGCTTCAACAGTTGCAGTACCAGCAGATTCAACTTTAATAGTTACTGATAAAAACTCTTCATTTTATTTAGATGAAACAGATTTATTAAGAATAACAGCTAGTGCTAATAGTGATTTAGAATATACAGTATCTGGTGAAATTTTAGATGATGCGTAAGGAGTTAGAAGATGGCTCATTTTGCAGAACTTGACAGCAACAACAAAGTAATACGAGTAATAGTAATATCCAACGAGGATGTAGACGATAACGGTGGCGAGTTAAGTACAGAAGCAGAAACTTTTGTAGCGTCTGTTGTTCCACATTTAGAAAGTGGCGTTGCTTGGAAACAAACTTCTTATAACAATAATTTTAGAAAACAATATTGTGGGAATGAAAGTCATTTTTATGATAGTTTTAAAGATAAATTTATAGAATTACAACCCTTTCCCTCCTGGTATTTAGACAATAATGATGACTGGCAACCACCAGTAAATTTTCCAACTACAGTTGATATAGGTGGTCTTAGAGCTAACGCAACATGGGATGAAGCTAATCGAAGATGGATAGGTAGAACATTTGACCATACTACTGACCCAGTAACAGAAACTGATTACGTTTGGAAAACCAGTAATCTACAATGGAAGGAGATTTAATATTATGCCTATTACAAGAAATCAAAGAAGTCCATTAATTGGAGTAGCCCAGGATCCAAGTTTTTCAGCAAAGGTAACATCTTTTAATAGCAGTACAAATTATTCAGTACCTTCTAAAACAACCTCAGTAACTTATTTAGTGGTTGCTGGTGGCGGAGGAGGAGGAAGAATCGGCGGAGGCGGAGGAGCAGGAGGTTTTCGTACCTCAGTTCCAGGAGCATCATCTGGTGGCGGAGCTTCCGCAGAACCAGCATTAACTGTTACCGCAGGCTCAACAGTGCCTGTTGTAGTTGGAGGAGGCGGACCAGGATCAACTAGTGGTAATGGAGATTGGAGACCAGGAAATGACTCAAGTTTTGGGCCAATTGCTTCTGTTAAAGGCGGAAGCGGTGGTAATAGGTTTGCTTATACTACTCCAGCTGGTTCTGCTGGCGGTAGTCAGCTTGCACAAGATGGAGGCTCTGGTGGAGGAGCTGGTATTTGGTATAGTGTTGGTAATTATCCTAACGGAGACGCTTCAGGTCGAGGAACAGCTAATCAAGGTTTTCCAGGTGGAGGTGCTAGAAGTCCAACACATAACTATGGTTGTGCTGTAGGTGGCGGTGGAGCAGGTGAAGCTGGTCAAAAAGGAAATCCAGATAATGTTATCGGAGGCAGAGGTGGAGCAGGTGTTGCATCTAGTATTACAGGTTCTCCAGTAGTTTACGCAGATGGCGGTGGAGGAGCAGCAGGTGATACTGGTCTTTCAACCCCTAATGACAAAGGAGGAGCTCCTGGTCCAGGAGGAAGTGGCGGAACAGGATATGGAAGTGGCGACCATCCTGCTTTACACGCAACAGATGCAGCTGCTAATAGAGGCGGAGGTGGTGGAGGCAGTGGTTATGGGCCTGCATCTCCTTCTTTTGCAGTTGTCGGTGCTGGCGGTTCGGGATTTGTTGCTGTTAATGATCCATTTGGTAATTTTGCTGCATCAAGTGTTTGGAATTTAAGAAGAGTATTTGAATTAAAAAAAGACGGCGATTGGATTTAACTTAGCCTATTAATGGAATTATATTTTTGTATTAGTTTACAGCGTGCAGGCAATACTTTATTAGGTAGTGTTTTAAATCAAAACCCAGATGTAACCCTTACTGCTAACAGTCCTCTCACTGAAATTATTTACCAACTTGACTTAATAAAAACCAATAACGAAATTCCTCAACAGCAAAATTTTCCTCATAATAAGTCTTTAGATAATGTTATTAAGAAAACTTTTTATACTTATTCTGAAACATTTAAAACAAAATATGTTATTAATAGGTGTAATTGGGGTTCAGATGGAAACCTTGAATTATTAGAAAAGTATTTTGATAAAAAAATTAAATTTTTAATTTTGTATAGAAATCCTTTAGAGTGTTTAGCTTCATTAATAAAAGCATATAAAGTTAAAAAGAAAGATAGCGACATGGAAGCAGATTATTTTATGAACCCAGAAACAGGTGTTTTAGGAAATGTTATTAAACAAATTCCTTTAGTACAGAAAAATTATGAACATTTGTTTATTACATACGACCAGTTAATTGCTAACCCACAAAGCACAGTTGCTAGTGTTTATGATTTTTTTAATATACCTAAGTTTGAACATACATATACAAACCTAAAACAATTTGAAATACAGGGCGTACAGTATGATGATTCTATTTTTGGTGATATAGATTTACACACAATTAGAACGGATAAAATAGAAAAGAAACCATATTCAATAGAAGATTTTTTACTTCCTTCTGTTATAGAAAAGTATAAGAATATAGGAAAAGAGTATGAATCTTAAATGGTATTATTGGTATTTTAAATCTGCTATACCAGAAAAAATATGTGACGATATAGTACGCTATGGTAAAGAACAAGATAAACAAATGGCTACTACAGGAAGCACTAATAAAAACGAACTTACAGAAGTACAACTTAAAAACATTCAAAAGAAAAGAAAGTCAGATGTGGTATGGATGTCTGATAGATGGATATATAACGAAATACAACCTTACATATATCAAGCAAATGAAAATGCTGGTTGGAATTTTGAATGGGATTGGTCAGAACCTTGTCAGTTTACAGAATATAAAAAAGGTCAATTTTATGATTGGCATTGTGATTCATTCGCAGAACCTTATAACGAACCTAAAAACCCACATAGACACGGTAAGCTAAGAAAACTTAGTATGACTGTATCACTTACTAACCCTGAAGAATATAAAGGTGGAGATTTAGAGTTTGATTTTAGAAATACAGACGAAGGTTCACAACCAAGAATATGTGAAGAAATAAGGCAAAAAGGTAGCGTAATTATTTTTCCTTCTTTTGTTTGGCATAGGGTTAAGCCAGTAACAAAAGGAATACGACACTCCTTAGTGTGTTGGAATATAGGGTACCCATTCAAATGATAAATAAATTAAAAAACCCACTAACCGAAGATTATAAACAGTTGAAAAAAATTATACTTTCTAATGAAATATCTTGGCATTATAGTTCTACAACTACTATAAACCTGAACACAAAAAATAAAGATATGGAATTTTTTAGTCATGTATTATTAAACAGACCAGACCCAACAGATAAAGGAATTAAAGTTCCTCTTGTTGCTTCCGCATATTTTGAAAAATGTTATTTAATTTTAGAACAAATATTAGATTTTAATAATATACATTTTGATGTTCTTTATAGAATGAATCTTAATTTAACGCTACATAGCAGTGTTAAAGAAAGCACGCCACACATAGATTTACCTTTAAAGCATAAAGTTATAATTATTTACTTATCTAGTTTTGAAGAAGGAAGAACGATAGTGTTAGATAAAAATAATAAAAAAATGTACTCAGAAGCAAAAGAAGACCACATAATAATGTTTGATGGTAAATTAACACATTATCAAGAAAGTCCTGCAATAGATGACAAAAGAGCAGTTATGGTTGCAAACTTTCAATAAGGATTAAAATGAGTTTTAAAAAAGATAAATACCAAGTAATTAAAGGTGCTATATCAAAAGAACTAGCAGATTTTTGTTATCAATACTTTTTAAATAAAAGAGCAGTAGCAAGACATTTGTTTGATGAAAAGTTTATCTCACAGTTTACTCAATATTTTGGAGTTTGGAATGACACACAAATACCAGAAACTTACTCACACTACGCTGATATAGTTATGGAAACTTTATTACAAAAAGTAAAGCCTGTAATGGAAGAACAAGCAAAAGTTAAACTTATTGAAACATATTCATACGCTAGAATCTATAAAAAAGGTGATGAGTTAAAAAAACATAAGGATAGATATTCTTGTGAAATATCTACTACTATGAATCTTGGCGGTGATGATTGGTCAATATACATAGAACCTAATATTGAAATAAATTTAAACCCAGGTGATATGTTGATGTATCGTGGTTGTGATTTAGAACATTGGAGAAAACCGTTTGAGGGTGAAAATTGTGGGCAGGTATTTTTACATTACAACGATGCAAGTAGTAAAGATGCTGAACAAAATAAATACGACACTAGACCTATAATTGGATTGCCTGCTTATTTTAGACAATGAACTTTATAGGCGAATATCAAATAAGTGAAGATGCTGTTGATGAATTAATAGAGTACTGGAACAACAATAAAACTAACGCAGAAGACGGTACAATAGGTGATAATAGGGTAGATATAAAACATAAAAAATCATTAGAAGTAATGATAACCCCAGAAGATTTAAGAAACTTTTTATATAGAGATGAATTGTTAAAATGTTTAGAACAATATGTTTCAAAATATAAATTTGCTAATGAGGTAGAATTTTACGGTATCGACCATTATACTAAAATACAATATTACGACAAGGGTTGGGGTTTTTATAAATGGCACATGGAAAACGATGGTTTTCTTAGTGTTATAAATAGACACCTAGTTTTTAGCACATATCTTAATAATGTTGAAGATGGAGGAACAGAATTTTTATATCAAGATTGTGTTACGAAAGCTAAAAAAGGTTCAACAATTATCTTTCCCGCTGGTTGGACACACACACATAGAGGACAAATATCACAAAATCAAGAAAAGTATATTATTACAGGTTGGTTTAATTTTATATAATTGTCTTTTTACACTATAATAAAATAAGTCTGCAAATGCAGATCAAAATAAAGGAGAAAGTATATGACAACTTTAAATATAATTGCATGGGTTACAGCTATAATTTCTATAGCATCTGTTGTAGCCGCTATCACGCCAACACCAAAAGATGATCATTGGTTTAGTTATCTATATAAAGTAATTGATTGGTGTGCATTAAATGTTTTAAAAGCAAAGGATAAGTAACATGAGTTTTTTAAAAAGATTTTGGAACAACCTTACTGGTACTGAAGAAGTCAAAGTAAGATCAAGAAACAAAAAAGGTCACTATGTTGCTGATGATAAGTCTACTCCTAACGTAAATGAAGCTTACACTACTAAAAGAGTTAAGAAAAAAACTAAGATTAACATAAACAACACAGACGCATAATGACAAAATCACCAGATGCTTTTGTCTATAACGCTACGCTTGATAGGATCATAGATGGAGACACCTTTGATTGTATTTTAGATCTAGGTTTTGATGTAAAACTACACAAACAAAGAGTACGTTTAAGCGGTATTGACACACCAGAATCTAGAACCAGGGATCTTGCAGAAAAAAAACTAGGTCTAGCTGCAAAGGCTAGACTTGGTGAGTTATGTTGCGGTAGTTTTAAAGTTAAATCACTTGGTAAAGGTAAATATGGCCGTATTCTCGGCATACCTTACACAGAAGACGGTAAAGATATTTGCCAAATGCTAATAGATGAAGGTCATGCAGTTGAGTACCACGGAGGCACCAAAAGTAAGGTTTGGGGTGACTACTAAATCAAATGGACTCAGTAGTTCAATTAATTAATGAAGTAGGTTTTCCAATAGCAGCAGCTATAGGTTTAGGTTTATTTATCTGGAAGCTCATCAATAAAATTATTGATGGTATGGAAACAAAAGTAGATGTACTTGATGAAAAGGTATCAGCTCAAATATCTGAAATAGAACAACGATTAGGTCAAAAATTAGACTCACAACACGGTATATTGGTTGCTCTTATAGATAGAGTAAGATCCGTAGATAATGAGATAATTAGACAAGATACACTTCTCAAGACTATACTTGGTGTACCACAACTAATGCACACCGATAGGTTAGCAAAGGCGGATAGAGATGACCAAAGGAAAGACTAAGACAGAAGAAGCTGAAAAAATTTTAATAACTAAAATTTTAGTAGTTATTGGAATTATGTTATTTGTCGGAATATTTTGTCAAAATCTTTGGGCAGATCAATTAGTTCATAAATTTAAGTCTCCTAGTTTTAACGGCATGGGTACCAGCTCACACTATCTTACGATTGAAAACCAAGAGTTCTCAAGAAAATTAACCATTAAGGAAGAGATTAAGGCCTTACAGGATGAGATAGAAAGAGAAAAAGAAAACTCTACTCTTGCAAGATTTATGCGTAACCTGGAATCAAGAGTATATGCTGAGTTATCAAGACAGTTAGTAAATAACTTATTTGGCGAAACACCATCAAGTTCTGGAACCATAACATTAGAAGGTAATACTATAGAGTATACTAGCGATGGCGTAACATTAACTTTAAAGATAACGGAAGCAGATGGCACAGTTACAGAAATCACAATACCTATTGGTACTTTTACTTTCTAGTTGTTCTATATTTGATCAATACGAAGATACATACGAACAAAGATATAGTTCTAATAATGTAGTATCTATACAAGACTTACAGTCTAAAGAACTTAAGAACGTACCAATACCAGAAGTTAGTCCAGTAGTAGCGGTATACCCTACAGCATTTACAGATCAAACAGGACAAAGAAAAAGCAACAGCGAGTTTGCTTTATTTTCTACAGCTATCACCCAGCAACCAAACGCACTACTTATACGAGCTTTAAAACACGCAGGAGACGGTAACTTTTTTAGAGTTGTAGAAAGAGTTGGCTTAGATAATCTTACTAAAGAACGCCAGCTTATAAGGTCAGCAAGAGAACAAACAGCTACAGAAGAAGATAAAAAGAAAGCTCTTAGACCATTATTATTTGCAGGTATCTTAATAGAAGGAGCTGTTATATCTTACGAAGCTAATTTAGAGTCTGGTGGCGTAGGAGCCAGGTATCTAGGTATTGGCAATAGCGTACAGTATAGAGAAGACAATATAACAGTTTCACTTAGAATGGTGTCTGTAGCTACAGGCGAAGTATTGCTAGAAGTATTAAGTCAAAAGACCATATTTAGCTATGGTAAATCTGAAGATGTATTTAGGTTTATTGAGGCAAATACTGAGCTAGTAGAAATAGAATTAGGTAACGCTAGAAATGAATCTTCTACCATAGCTTTGATGAAAGCTATAGAAGGTGCTGTCCTTGAACTGGTGCAAATAGGTTATAACAGAAAATATTGGGTTTTACAAAAAGAAAACCAAGGAGTAAAATTAAATAATGAAGAAATTAATAAGCCTACTTGTGATGCTGAGTGTATCGACAAGTTACGCGGCTGATAACGAAATTTATGTAGACCAGTCAGGTACTGGTGCAAATATAGACCTAGAACAATTAGGTATATCTAATATTATTGGTGGTTTAAATTCAACGGCTGGAAGCGTTAATGCTTTTGATTTGGATGGAAACACTATGACTTTAGACATCAACATGATTGGTGCAACTAATAAGTTTCTTGGTGATATATTTGCAGATAACTTCACAGGTTTATATAACTTTACTGGTGGTACAAACTCTTTTACTATTCAAGTAGATCCAACAGATACCTACAGTTCAGATGGCTCTAATCAAAACGTAGCTGTTACTGGTAGTGGTAATACATTTACTTTAAACCAAGGTACAACTGCAATAGCTGCATCTCTTGATTTAGACTGGATTATTCAGGGATCTAATAACACAGTAACATCTAACATTAATATTGATGGTGCTACCAACTATATGGATATAGATGGTTCTGATAATACAGTTACTTATACAGGTACAGGGGTTAATGCTTCAGCAGGTGGATATTTCTACTTAGATCATACAGGTGGCTCGAGAACATTTAATATTCAACAACTGAGTACCCAAGATAATGACTGGCTCAAAATTATGTCAATCTCTGGCACTTCTGCTTCTACTGTTTGTGTCGTTCAAAACGATCAAGGTACAAGCACAAGCTGTTGATATTGGAGACATTTCTGAACTAAACGGTTCAGCCCAAATAGTAAGAGACAAACCCTACGATGCAAACTTAAAGTTTGCTATACAAAGTAATGATGAAGCCATAACTACTAATGGCAGAATGGCTATAACATTTCTTGATGACTCTGTTGTAAAATTAACTGAACACTCACAATTATTAATAGATGAATACATTTACGATCCTGATCCAAGCAAATCTAAAATGGCTATTACCTTTGGTCTTGGGACAGCACGCTTTATTACTGGCAATTTAAACCGTATAGATAAACAAAATATTACGCTTAAAACTCCTACAGCCAATATAGCAATAAGAGGTACAGACTTTACAGCTACAGTAGATGAGTTAGGCCGCAGTCTTATAATACTTTTACCAGATGCTTTAGGTTTATCTAGTGGCGAGATACTGGTAACTACAGCTATGGGTACTGTCACTCTTAATAAACCATATCAAGCTACAACTGTTAGCGTTTTTGAATCATCTCCTAGTAAACCCGTTATTTTAGATTTAACGCTAGATGTTATAGACAATATGCTTATTGTGACTCCCCCAAAAGAAGAGGTAGTTATAGAAGAAGAAAGTACAAATACAAAAACAGATAGCGTATTAGATTTTAACGATCTTGATATAGATTATTTAGCAGATGATTATTTAAAAGAAGACAGTTTAGAATTTACAGAACTTGATATAAATTACCTAGATGTAAATTATCTTGAAGATTTGTTAAATGTACTAGATGCTTTAGCTGTAAGTGAAGATGAAGATCAACTAGCTCAAGCAACCAGCACACAAGTTAGTGGTACTTTACTAGGCAAGGATCCTGACACTCAAATAACTACAATTATTACAGGTAATGTTATTAGTCTACGCAGACAGGTAAACGAGTCTGTGCAATTAGACCTAGATGGTAGTACATCTTATACTGTTATCTTCATACAAGATGGCATATCAAATGTTATTAAGGTAAATGGAGGGAGTGACAGCGTTATTACTATCACTCAAAGTGATTAATGAAAAGAATATTATTACCTATACTTATATTACTATCACTGCCTTTAATATTTCAAAGCACCCCTACAGAAATACTTAAGTTAAAAATATTTGATACATTTGTAACAACACCAGGGGCAAGTGGTAACTTTGTTATACTCAACATAACTGAAGAAGATGTAGAACGAGAGGGCGGTTGGCCATTACCTAGACAAAAACTTGCACAAATACAAGCAGACTTAATTAACAAAGGTGCATTAGGAATTGGTTGGGTTATATCCTTTCCACAACCAGATCGCATGGGTGGTGATGAAGTGTTTGCAGAAGCATTAGGTTATGCACCTTCTGTTATAGCAATGTTTGAAGATGGCAAGGGTAACTTTCCTGCATCACCAGGCACGGTTGTTATGGGTAATAATAATGGTGGTATACTTAGTTCGGGAGTAAAACAAAACCAGCCTCTATTAGCAAATAACACGCTAACTGGTTTAGCTATTGCTCCCACTGATATAGATCAACTTGTAAGAAGAATACCTCTTTTAGTCAAAACACCTAACAATGAATGGATACCTAGTTTTGGTACACAAATATATAAGGCTTTGTTTAATGTAAAAACCTACATTATAAAAACTAATGATAATGGTATAGAAGAAATATCAATCAGAGGAATACCACCAATTAAGACGGATAGCCTTGGTCGTAAATGGATCAGTTGGGTAGATACACCACAAACTGATTTAAAAGAAATGAATGTAGCAGGTAAGTTTGTATTTGTAGGTGTAACTGCTAATGGTGTGATGCCACAAATAGCTACACCTGTAGGCTTACTAGAACCACATAGGATCCAAGCTGCACTTGCAGAATCAATACTTATACAAGACAGTCCTTATATACCCGACTGGTCTTTAGCAGCAGAGCTCACAATACTTATAACCTTTGTTACTTTTGTATGGTTTGCTTTACACATACTAGGTATTACCTGGGGTATTGCTGTTGCTACACTTCTAATGGTTGTAAGTGGAGGGTTAGGTTATTACCTTATAAACAAAGGGATGTTGGTAGATGTATCTTGGACACTTATATCAGAGTTTATTACAGGATCTATAGCCTTTTACTTAAGATTTAGGCAACAATACAAACTAAGACAACAAATCAAGAAACAGTTTGAGCATTACCTTGATCCAAGGCAAGTCAAAAAACTACAGGATGACCCTAGTTCTCTAGTGCTTGGTGGTGAGCGTAGATACTGCACGTTTCTCTTTACTGACGTGAGAGGCTTTACTGCTATGTCTGAAAAGTTAGAGCCAGAAGAAGTTACTAAGATTATGAACAAAGCTCTAACAATACAAGCTGATGCGGTAAAAGAGTATGGAGGTATGGTAGATAAATATATAGGTGACGCTATGATGGCTATATTTAATGCACCATTAGATTTACCAGGCCATGAAACTGCTGCAGTATTATGTGCTAAAGATATTCAAGAAAACATTAAAAAAGCAGATATTGATGTTGAAATTGGCGTGGGAATTAACACAGGTTTTGCCTGCATTGGGAATATGGGCAGCGATACAAGGTTTGATTATACGGCTATAGGGGATGCGGTAAACCTTGCAGCAAGACTAGAGAGCTCAACCAAAGAAGTTGGTGAAGATATTGTTATAGGTTATGATACTATCAGTTCAAGTAATTTTAGCAACGAGTTATTGTTAAAAGAACTTGATAGTATTTTTGTAAAAGGTAAAGAAAAACCAATTAAAATATATACATTACAAGATGGTTAATAAAAAAATGACAGTAAACGATGTTGCAGAAAGACTTACAAAGCTAGAAACAATATCGCACGAACGTTGGAAAACTGCTTTTAATGAGTTTTCTGACATCAAACAAGAAATAACTTATATAAATACAACTATAAAAGCGGCAACCTTTGGGGTGTTTGGTTTTATTGGTGCTATAGGTATTGCAGTTTTAACGAGGTTTTTAATATGAAGGGATTACTTAAAAATATTATAGGTGCGGTAGCTCCTACTTTGGGATCGGCTATGGGTGGGCCTTTAGGCGGCATGGCTATGGGCAAGATAGCAGAAGTGTTAGGCGTATCTAACGATCAAAAATCAGTACAGCAAGCAATACAAAATGCTACACCAGAACAGATGATGGAGATTAAAAAAGCTGAACAAGAGTTTGAAGTACAAATGAAAGAACTTGATGTGGATGTATTTAAGTTAGAAGTAGCTGACAAACAACACGCTAGAGGTATGTTTAGCAAAGACTGGACTGCTAGAATTATTGGATTATTTACTATAGGTGGCTTTATGGGTTACATATTTTTAGTAACTATTCAACCACCCGAACAAAACAGCGAAGCACTTATTAATTTAGTGCTTGGTTATCTTGGAGGATTAGCAAGTGCAATTATTTCGTTCTATTTTGGAGCATCTAA